AACTACAAATATTTGCAACTTTTTGCAACATACAATATAATCTTTTTTGTAATTAATTAATTGGAGTCAGTTATGGATAAACCAAAACATGTAAAGAGTTGGATCGGGCCTGTAGTAAAAGATATTTTTATGAAGTATCTATCCAATAAACACAATAAGCCTTATGGTGATATATCACCCAAGGATATGACAGACACAGAGATAGAGCTCTGGAAGGAAGTTGAGGCTATGAACGGCAACATAGTTGGCATAAGTTTTAAAAACAGGTTGCATTAATGGATATAGATATTCACAGACAGTTAATTAAAAAACAAAAACATCTGGAGTCTCGCTTGCGCAAGTTGAGAAAAATAGAAGTTCGCATAATGAAAAAGTTAATAACATTAAAAAAGAGACAAACTAAAAATTTAATGTATGGTCGTTATACCAAACTTTCTAGTGAAGAAAAAAAAGAAAGAAGTAAAATTAAATTTTTAGAAAACTTAAAATTTCAAGGAATTATTGCTATGTGGAATAATGATTTTTCACAAACCCTACAAAGTGTTTCAGATGAATTTTCAATAAGCAGAGAAAGGGTGAGACAAATATTAGAGAAAGCAAGGGGTTACGGTGTTGAGGTAAGATCACCGAAAGAGAGAGTAAATGCAAAAAAACTAATAGAGGTAGATAACATCAAAGATGAGGTTGCACATGCGCTTTCAGTCCTTTATGGAACCCAGTCTTACTATGAATGGAAGTCTAATTTTTTAAAATTTTGCACAGATGCACAACGAGAGTATTTTAAAGGGCAACTTTATGCAGGGTGGGTAAGCGGTGAATTAGATCCTTTGTTTAACTATAGATGCGATGCACAATTAAAACCAATACATTTTAAGGTGCTGCAACTCAAAGATAATAAATTTACATTAGATCAAATAGGTGGGTTCTTAAATATTTCAAAACCAGCGGTTACTAATTATTTGAGAGATCTAAAAACCGCTGGCTTATATGAGGCGCAAAATGAGTCACAGGTTGATGCTGTTAGCTTAAATAAAGAAGAAACAGATTATAGGCTTAACCTTATACGAAATAAAATTATAGAAGGTGTTTCATTGCATAAAATAGATGTGGGTGTTGGAAGTGTAGCACACTTTATTTCTAGACATTTTTTAAAACCGCATTTTTTTAATCAAGATGGGTATGGAGAATAAAATGGATAAAAAAATGAAACAAGACTTTGCTGAGTATCTTACTAAGTCCTTTATAACTTTTATGGATCTTAACAAAACAATCGACGGCCTAGAGAGCTATTACTTGCGAAACAAGTCACAGCTCGGTGTTATCAAAATAACTGATGCAAAGTTATACGAAAATATTATCGAGGCGTTTAAAGAAAAAAAAGCAAAAATTCTGGAGAAACAAAATGACAACCAATAAAGATCAAATTAAGGGCATAGCCAGGCATTTGCGATTGGTGTGCGCCCAAGAGATTGAAGATCTGGAAGATCAATTACCGCAGGTAACTAATCTTATCGAGCGGGACTCCATCAAAAAACAAATTGAGGCTTTGCACGAAATGGCAGACGAGATCAATCGGCGTGCAGAGTTTCTGATTGGGGAGTATGATAATAAGATATGAGATTAGAAGTAAGACATTAACTATAAAGAAAAATGGAAGTTAGAAGATTACAAAGAAAAGAGTATAAGCATTGGATTAAAAATATACATTATGCAAAAAGATTACCAAATGTTATGTTTGCTTTTGGATTGATATTAGAAAAAAAAATACATGGTGTTTGTACTTTTGGTATGCCACCAAGTAGCACATTACAACAAAGTATTGCAGGAGATAATTATAAAGATATTGTCTTAGAGCTAAATAGACTTGTAACTTACGACAACTTAAAAAAAAATACATTATCACAATTCCTTATGAAAAGTATTAAATTGTTAGAAAAACCAAAAATTATAATCTCATTTGCTGATCCAAATAATTTTCATCATGGGTATATATATCAAGCTACTAATTTTATTTATACAGGTATTAGCTCTAATACAACACAATTAGTTGATAAGTTTGGAAATGAGTTTCATTTTAGAAATATTGGACACTATCAAAAAAATAATAAACTCAATGTTAAGTTGGTAAAAAGAAGAAAACAAGAAGATAAATTAGATAGAATAAAAATTGCAAATTATTTAAAAAAATATAAAGGCAAACATACTGCAAAAAGTTTGGATAAGATATTTGGATATAAAGATACAGCAGCACATTGGTTTAGGACTGATGCTGGTTTTAGTTTTCCTAAAGTTGATGATTGGATTAAATTAAAAACTATTCTTGGGTTTTGTGATAAGTATGATAAAGATATGACTGATTTTGAGTTAGTGCCTGATCCAAATGAAATAGTTAAAAAGCTAAATTTAAAAAAAATAAATATTGAGGGTAAACATCGATATATATACATTTATGCTAATAAAACAGATAAAAGAAACATAATGCAATCTTTTAAATATGAGAAATTAGATTATCCAAAAGGTAAAAATAAAAATTACAAAATAGAACCTGAAGAACAACAGGCATATTTATTTTGAAAAGGGCAATCAGATACATGAAAGTATTAAGTCTGTTTGACGGCATGAGTTGTGGGCGTATCGCACTCGATCAGCTTGGCATACCAGTAGAAAAATATTATGCAAGTGAAGTAGATAAATATGCTATGCAAGTTAGTGCAGCAAACTATCCAGATATTGAGCAGGTTGGAGATATATGTGACCTAGACCCCAAAGACTATAAAGATGTAAACCTTATGCTAGCTGGCTCTCCTTGTCAAGGATTTAGTTTTGCAGGTAAGCAGCTGGCTTTCGATGATCCTAGATCAGCATTGTTCTTTGAGTTCATACGCTTACTCAAAGCGATTAAGCCAAAGTATTTCTTACTAGAGAATGTAAGAATGAAGAAAGAATTTTTACAAATTATATCTGAACAAGTATCTGAGTGTTATCCAGAGATAACCTTTGGCATAGAACCCATTTTTATAAATAGTTCGCTTTTAAGCGCTCAATCCAGACAAAGATACTATTGGACTAACATACCTGGTATTAAGCAACCAGAGGATAGAGGTATTGTGCTTAGAGATATATTGGAAGACAACTTTGATAGTGAAAGAGATAAAGCACATTGCATTGATGCAAATTATTACAAAGGTGCAAGTGTTGAGCAATATAAGAAGAAACATAGAAGACAGTTGGTTAATAAGCCTATAAACAAAGAGCAGATGATAGAAACTATGACAACAAAAGAGGGCAAATCATTCTGTTTAACAGCACAATATGATGCAGCTAGACCTAACAGGAGTAGAGATAGAAAAGAAAAAACTATGATACCTGTTGATGATATGAATAACTTACCTAAAGGCACAAGATATGTTTATGATGAGAATGATAAGTCCCATAAAGTAGAAACCAAGCCAGAACAAATGTTAGAGACTTCTACATCAGAAAACGGCATTACCAACATTAAAAAAGGAACAAGTGGTAAATCGTGGTTCTTTGAGCAACAAACTTATAGCAAAGATAGTAAAAAAACTAGAGCATTAAAATCTAGCAGTGGCAGTGGCAATCGTGAGCCAAAGGTGGCCGTTCAATCTTACAGAGAAGTAAGGACAGATGAGGCCAAAGCAATGCGTAAGATGGTAAGGCAACAAACAGGTAAAGACCACACACCCTTTAGAGCAAAGAAATTAGAACCTAGAAAAGACGGCAAGGTTGGTACGGTTACACCAAGTTTAAACAAAGACCATGAGATAAGTATTGAAAACTTACCTGATAAATCACAAACAATCAAGTCGCAGTATTACAAGTCATCAAGAGCAAACTTTGAAAGGCAAGGCACATTTCATGCTACAGGTGTGCAACAAGAAGATCTTACCTGGAGAAAATTAACGCCTCGTGAGTGTGAAGCCTTACAAACAGTGCCGAGGGATTACACGAATCATGTGAGCAACACCCAAAGATATAAAATGCTTGGCAATGGTTGGACAGTAGAAGTAATTAAACACATATTTAAAAATATGGAGGTAAAATGAAAATAGATAGAAGAAAAATACCAAAACACCTTAGATGTTTAAGTAATAAAGCCTTAGCAGCTCTGATCTATCTGCATAGATCTAGACTTACTTAAACGGCGGGCCAGTAAACCAGGCAACGACCACATAACGGTCGCCTTTGGTCACTGGTTTTACCTGGTGCGAGATAAATGAGCTGAAAGCAACTATCTCACCCATCTTCGGCCGCGTGCAACTAGCATTGTCGCCTGTCCTAAAGCATAATTCGCCGCCTTCATACTCTTCATTCAAGCATAAAGTTATACTGATCTTACGGTTTGCAGCTGTTCCCTCTGGACCTATATCGATATGGTAGCCATAACCGTTACTTGGCGCCTTGTAATGGATAATTTGGGCTGTTTCTATGCCATTTATGTCGTAATTGAAGTATTTATTGGCAGAAACCGCGATTTTATTAAGGATTCTATACAATCTGTCCTCTTTTGCGTCGATATAGCGTATCTGAGCATCGCGAATATCAGTATTTGCTGTTTCCTTAGCGCTTTCGTGCACTTTTGCTTGCTCTGGTTCGCTTTCAACCAGATAATCTAAGAACAAATCTACTTCATCTTGGCTGACAGACAAACCAGTTACGCCGTGATTAGGTGCTTTGCTCTTCTTCGTCGACATGATAATTCAAAGTCAGCTCATCACCCTCGTTAATATGCCTTATTGTATGTAAATGATAAATTCTATAGTCGTCCCAGTCTAAAAGTTCAATTAAACAGCAATTAGGTGTCTCAGTATGATTTAAAAAACCACCCAAAGGCGTTCGAACATAGCCGTTAATAATAGGTATCTTGATATGGGTCATGCCAAGATCTGTGTCAGCTGCAATATTTTCAGTTGCAAAGAGTCCCAGGCCTTCGATCACACTATTTTCAATCGTGAGATTGTCTGGTAATGGTTTGTAATAAAATTTATTAAATTTATATTTCATACTGTAACCTCAAAGTGTTTTTCATATCTTCGCCAATTCTTTTTTAACACGTCTAGCCAGTGATCCATGCCCATAACACATATTTTGTCGTTCTCCTCTGGCCACTCAAGGTTCATAGCGTGTAGCGGCACACATACGCGAATGGGTCTGCGGTTGAATTTATATATTAGAACGGGGATCTTGCCATTACTGGCACTGCAAACTTGATCCCACCAGGCGGATTTTAACCATTCGCCTTCTTTATAAAATTTACATTCAACCGCATGAAAAGGTATATCTAGATCGCATAGATCTTTTTGCTGATATTGGTCTAGGTTACGTTGTGTTTTAAAATCAATGTTGTTTTCTGAAAAGAAACCATTAAGAATCTTTGCTACGTCGCGTTCAAACTGTGCGCCCTTATTTCTGGAGTTAATAGGCATTGATAGAGTTTCTCAAAATATGCAAATAATTGCAAACTTAATTTAAAGAGCCGACGCCTTTATCATTATCGGGTGTGTTGTCGTCAATAGATAGAGCTGCAATACCGCCAGCGCCTACAATCGGTGCAAACGAAAACATCTGGTCTTCAAACTTCTGCCTAGCTTTGGTTTTCATAAAATCGGTTTCTGGATCATTCTTAATTACTTTCAGTCCACGATTTTCCAAAATATCAATAACTTCCTTGCTGGTTTTCGGCGGCACTATTGCGCCAGCAAATTCATCAAAGCCAACGGCTCTCATAGGTTTGGCCTCAAAATAATTTACGTTCTTAGTGGCATTGTCAACAAATATTTTTTCAAGATCATCTAAAAATCCTTTCGGTGGGTTATCGTACTCAAAGCCACCTGTTGATGTATATTTTTCAACATCATCAAAATCTATATTTTGGTTGTATGCGTTTTTTAATAGATCTTCATCAAGTTTTTTACCATCTGATAAAGCAATCCCAATGTCGTTAAGCATGTTTGTACCAAGAATTTTTGTGGCTGTTGGTTCTGGAAAATCATAACTATCTAACAAAAGTTGTACTTCTCTGCCAAGTCCTTCTGAGGAAGTCGTGTTTCCAATTCTGCTACGCTCTGATTTAATATCTGCTAGATCATCAAATCGTCTTGTCATAAGAGCGCGGATGCTTGCTGGACCAAAGGCGGTCGATGCTGACTCGCCACCACGCTGGGTTTCTTTGATCATGTTTTCAGTTGCATTTTCTAAGGTGTAAGGTTTTGTAACCGTAGTTTGTTCAAAATCATCAAAGTATTGGAAAACACCTTCCTGGCTTAGATATTTATCTTTTTGTTTTGCTGCCCATTTATTAAAGTCTGCGTTCAACCCAAAGGCTGTAAAATTATCGCCGTCAAATTCTTGTTCGCTAAGTCCTTTTTCTTTTGCAAATTTTTCTTTGGCTAGAGGTGTGTCAAAAAATCTATCAAGTTCATCCATACGATTTTCGGGATAATATAAACTATTTTTTTGCAATCCTCTAAGTGCGTCTTGTCCTTTTTCAAGAACTTCCTCATAGCCATTTTCTTCTGCTAATTTGTAATAATCGTTTTCGAGTCTTACAACCGCATCCCTATTTGCCAAGCGTATCTTTTTCGGTGCTCTGGGCGTATAAGCATCGGCAGAGTAAACTGCGTTTCGCGGATCTACAGAGGGGTCGAAATTTTTTGGTTTTCCAATTAACTGTATCTCGCCAAACCCTTTAAGTGGTATGTCGGTAGGTTGAACCGCTAAACTTGGAGACGGGATTCCTCCCATGGCATCAAAACTTTTTATAGCCTCCTCAGATGTATTATGCACAAACATCATGTCTTTTGGCTGGTCTAGGGATCCTAAACCTTTGTCGACTGCTTTTGAGCCTTTGCTTGCTTTTGCAATACCGCCAGCTAATGTTGCAAGAGCTGATGGTGCTTTTAATGCTCCAGCTATAACTGGTCCTGCAATTGGTATGCCGTAAGCTGCATCGCCTAATACACCCAAACCTTGTAATGGTGCAAATAAATATCGATCAATGCCTCCGGCTGCAATGTTTTCGGCCATGCTTGGCATTGGATCTCCAGAGAAAGCATCAACTAAGGCTACGTCTGGACCAGGAAACTCTGGAAAGCCAACAGTTGCATCGGTAATACCAGCTCCAGGTGCAAAGACAGATGCTAAGTAGGCGGTTTGTGCTGGAGTGAGTGTTGATTGATTGTCCATATCATATCTAACACCTGTGCCTGGTAGCGGACTACCAATGGATGAAAACGCAGATAAATCGCTTTTCCTAACACGATCTTGGATTGTCTTTCTTTCAGCCATGCAAAAATTTTAGCATACGCTTTACATATAAAAAAGTTGACCATAAGGATTCATTTTTAGTGGTGATTCAGTATGTCAAACCTAGTTATAACTACAACTGTAAACGCGCTAGCAAAATACCTTGGGGTGGGTCCCTATTGGATCGGTTTTGCCTGTAAAAAAGCGACTCCAAGGGACTCCAATATACCTGGCGTATCTATTGTGCTCACATGTTGCACATAGTTGCACAAAAGAATACATGTTTGCAACAGGCTGAAAGCCTTGCTACATAAGGCTTTGAGAGGATTTACTTTTTTTTCTGTATATTTTTTGTTCTGACTGCGTGACCGCCATTACGAAGTTTTATTTCTATTTATCTTTGTCGGAGTAGTCGCCAGTATTTGCGCCGAGTAATTGTCCTAATCGTTCCTTGATCTGCTCTCTGCTCATCTTCTCTAGGTTGGCGTTGATGTTTATATTCTGGGATCTATTAATAGATAAACCTGCGAGCTGATTCAGTTCTTTTATAGCTGAGACAGCTGCATTGAACTGACCCTTTTCATACGCACTCTCCATTACTTTCCATAACATAGTGCCGGTCTTTTGTGGTGTGATCGCATACTTCTCTGCAAGCTCATCCTGTTTTATTCTGATTGCCTTAACCACATTTGGATAATCTTTGCCGTTTAGCAGCTTATTCGCACTTGCGCTTGGAAACTCATAACCAGCTTTTCTGGCCGCCTCGGTCATACCGCATGCACCTTCGGTGTAATGCCAGACAAAGCTAGACTGCATTTCAGTCAGCTTATACTCGTTGTCCTTATCAAACTGTATTGGTGCTTTTGATTGTTCGCTCGTTGGCTTTTTTGTTCTTGGCATCTTTGTCCTTCTTATTAAATATTCTATCCCACTCACGATTATAAACCACTTCGTTAGTAGGCCGTCTTTTAGATCCTTTACCCATCAGTGTAGAGTGTAGAGTGCATAGCACCTCTATTATATATATTATCAACCGTGTAAGAATACAATCTTATATGTAGCTTAATTAATATATATATATACACTATACCCTTATATATAGTAAAGACAGCAGTAGCAAGGGATTGAGACAGGGTAGAGCTACCCCAACTATACCCTTTGCTATACCCTTTTTTGTCCTTAAGCCTCATTTCAAATGCCTATCTGAAATAATTATGGCAACACCGACCAATACAATCGAGGCCGCGAGCACCGTAAAAAAGGTAACAGCTGATATGCAAATGATCTCTTTTATCAGATCAATCATCTACTATCTCGTCACCCCAGACGTCCCAACCGTCTGTTTTTTCTCTTGCAAATAGCTCTATTTTAGGTAAATCACCTACAAGTTCTAATATCAAATCTCTGAATTCATTAGGTTTTTTACTATGTTTTTCTATAGGAAACACTTGTAATTGTCTTACAGCATTAGACTTTCTACTTATCTTGCCCTTTGTTGCTAAGACACAAATTTCAGGATTTGCTCTTGTCCACCTACCCAAACCCATAAAAAAACTATTAGCTTTTTTATTTTTCTTTACCCAAACAAAAGCAGTAGTTTTATATTCAAAACCCCAACCATTAATAACTTTCATAAATTCATTTAGTTTTGGTAGCGTAACCCACATAAATAAAATGCAATTATCATCTGCTAAATCTTGTACTGGCATATTAGCAATATCATCTGTACTCATAACTGAATAATGATCTGTGATTGAACTATTCATCATTTTACCTTTAAGACTCCAGGGCGGATCTGCGTAGATAATATTGTATTTTTTATTTGGCAGCTCAATCATTCAAACTTATCCGCAAAACTGGTGTAACTCATATCACTTTCAGCTGCGCTGTAGTCCAGATCAAAGATCTTCTTGCCATTAGAACGTCGCGCCTCGATGCCTCTTTCGTGTAACACACGACTAGCCTCTTTGAAGTCTGGCATCCTAGGCGACTTGATACCAAGGTCGCGCAACAACTTAGTCATTTGCACTGGCTTGGTATCGTCGCTACCAAAGTTGACATGTTCTAATATTAAATCCTCTACACTAGACTGAGTTCGATACTGCTCATTCGAGCCTTGTAAGAGCTCGCGCTCATCTGGTGATA